ACGCCAACTAAGGCTGTTTCAATTCCATTTAGGTTTCCTTCGTTATCAAACAAAGGAACAGTGATTACCAATTTAAAGTTGGCAGTTGGTGCAATTGTATTGTGCTGGTTGTTGTTAGGCGTTAGGTAAGGGTCATCTGGTGCGACAATGACAGAGTTAGCCAAAACAGTTGCAGGTGGAAAAGCAAAAACTTGCCATAAGGAATTATCAACTAAAGCGCTTGCGATAGTTGTTCTCAGTGTTGTTAATGCTGCTGGCATTATCCAACCATTGAACTTGGGCTAATCGCGTGGGCTAATAAACCTCTGACGCGTGCAAGTAAAGTATTTCCCATGCGGTAAGGCGATGGTGCAAAGTCTGGAGATACGCCGCCTGAATTAGAAACTTGACGTGCTTGCCAAATATCAACTGAAATCATCAGCGCGGCTTCTTGAACTGCTGCATCTAATGTGTAATCAACATAAGTATCTGCTGCAACCTGGCCTAATGGCTCGACTGGATGATAAGGCTTTACTGCATTGTTGTTGCCTGTGATTGCGTAAGTAATGTTGTAATCGCCAACGCCTGTAAGAGTCTTAGAACCGTTGTGCTTTGAGCCGTTGCCTGATATAACAACTGTCTGGCCTACATAAAAGACTTTTTCAACTAGAGTGTCAAAGTAAAGTGTGCCTGTTGTTGCTGTGTTGCTGTGTGCAATATTAAATGTGTAGTTATTCCATAACATAGGAAGGATTACAACGTCTGCCGCGTCGCATGTTTGTTGAAGCGTGGCGTCGTTATATAAAGTTCCAACGCCAAGTGCGGAACGAAGTTCTGCTACTGTGCAAAGTGACATTCTTAATCCTTTCTAAAGACTGAAGGCGAGGCAAGGGCTGCGCCTCGCCTTCAGCGACTTAGGTTGCTGCTATTACGCAGTCATGTTGAAGCGACGAACACCCTTACCTGACTTAGCAACATATAGTGCCAAGTATCCGTATAGGTTGATTTCAATTTCGCCTGTTGTAAGAACATTAACGCGAAGTTGAGTTGTTGGTGATTCCCAAGCATAAACTGACTTAGGAGCAACTAGGAACGCTGAATCATCAATGATTCCTGATGTTGTGATGTTGTGGTCAACAATGAGGTCTGTACCAAGTACGCCACCAACAACAGAAGTTGCTACTGCGTTACCTGATGCGTTGTATGTTGCACCCTGTGCTGAGTAAAGTGCGCGACCTGTTGTATCAGCATATCCTGCGATTGCTGCCCATTGGTCTGTGCTTGCAACAAGTTTGTTAGCGAAATCTCCGCCAGTTCCCTTGTATGCTGCTGCACCTTCTACTGAAATAAATGATTGCAATCCTGCTGCTGTTGTTGCAACAGATGTTGCTTGTGTACCAGAAGCAGTAAATGCTGCAATAAGTGCTGCATCTGTTGCCTTCTCGTAGGCTTTCCGTAACTCAGCCATCATCAATTCCATGAAGGCGGGCGAACTGCGGTCGACCAATTCAAAACTAACGCGTTGTAAACCGCTGAACTTGTTTACGTCAACTGTGTCATAAGCAGAAGTCATGCCTGTTTCTGATGGTGTTGAACCTTCGTTTGTATCTGCAACTGTTGGTGCTGTGTTAGCAGATGACGCATTGGTATAAAGTCGAGGAACAGTGAATGACATCCCTGTTTCAACTAGTGGTGCGCGTGTTACTGCTTCAAATGCAGGACGGCCTGTAAATGTATCAGTAAGGAAAGTTTGTAGATGACCTGGCAATGTCAAACCAGTGTTTGTTGAAGTTGAATCATCTGCTGCGCGAATTACGCGACGTGATTCATCATCACCAAGTGCTGCCTTGATGTTGGCTTCTAGGTATTGTGCTGATGTAATTGGTGCAACACGCTCGCGTACATTTGTAACGCTAACTGTTGGACGTGAGGCCTCTACCGCAGGGGTTTCGACCTCAGGAGTTGTTGCCTCTGCTGGAGTATTCTCCACGACGGCCTCACTTTCTGTTAGTTGGTTTTCTTCAACAGTTTCTTCTGCAATTGCAGATTCTTCCGCTGAAATCTTTGTTATTTGTGCTGACTTAAATGCTGGTTCTGTTACAGCAGATACTTCGCGTAGAACACTTGATGTAACGTGCATAACGCCATTGCGTGAAGGCTTTGAAGACTTAACTTCTACGCCAACACTTAATCCTGTAACTAAACCTTCTTGCGCCATTAGCAAATAGTCCGTTGCTTTGCTTGAACGACTTAAAGAAAATACTGCGTACACACCGTCTGAACGTGTTTCAAAGGATTGAGCGCGACCCAGAGGTTGTTTAATGTCATGTTGCGCCAAAAGGCGAATGGACTTAGGTTCTGGTATCTCTATTGAATCGCGTTCAAAAATAACTGCGCCTGCTGAAGTATTTCCTACTTCGCCTGTTCCCATTGGAACAATTTTGCCGCTAATTGTTCTTTCCTCTACTGAAGCAGTAAGTTCTGCTGCTTCCAGGGTAAATGTCATCATTTCAGACATTACATACCGCCATTTCCATTAGGTGTTTGGTCTGTCATTTCCATTGCCTGTTCAACAGTGATAAGGCCTAAGGAAAGAAGTTTTTCTATTACGAGAAGTTCCTGCATAGGGTCTTGACGTAAGAATTGTTTGTCTAAATCAAAACGCACTTCGTTTCCATGTGCAGTTATGTCATCCATTGACAAACGGTCCTCGATTGCAGAAATGAAAGGCTGCAAAGAGTACGCCACAAAATCTTTTCGTGAATCTAAGACGTTGGTGTATGTATAACTGGAGTTCATGTCTGCTGATACATAGATAGCAGGTACGTTGCACATTCTTGCAATTTCAGTTGCAAGGAATTGCTTGCTTTCGTCGTACATCATTTCCTTAGGTGAAAAAGATGTCGCTTGGTACTCTAAAGTAGAAGTTAAAAATGCAGTTGCACGGTTATTGCGTGCGGATTTCCATGCTGCTAATAATCCTTGAACTTCTTTAGGGTCTAGGTCAGCACCATTGTTTTTTAGAACTCCAGAAGGCATTGGAGTTGACGCAGCAATCGATGCTGCTTTGTTTAAGTCTGCTGCTGCACGAATAAGTTCTTTTCCGCGTGCAAGTATGCCTTCATCAAATGCTTGGAATGTAATTAAACTTCCTATGCCTTCCATTGGCACTGAAACGCCATCAACATAATAGTTTGTTACATATTCATTAAGAATATCTAAATCAAATGTTACGCGAGTGTTAGCAACCCATTCGAAACGTGCTGGACGATTGTCATCAGCATATAATTCTGTAACTCTCCAGTAACTTACCCCGTAAAACAGTAATGAATCAACTGTCCAAGCAATTGTTACAGAACGCGGTTGTGATTTAGATGGTTGCTCTAACCAGACTGGTGAACCCAATTCTTCTCCAGTAGATTTGCGATATAACTCAAAAGGAATTGATGCAATTGTGCCTGCAATAAGATTGCGGCATCTAGCAAGTGAAGCAATGCTCATGGCCTCTTCGCGGCGAATACCAAGAACGCCATAATTGTAAAGATTGTAATTCTCTGACATTAATTGAGGCGCATATTGCGCGAGAATTGAAGATTCTTGCTTTATTGGTGCTTGCGTTGTGAAACGCGAGAAAATACCCATTTAGACATAATATCACACATTGTCTAATACTTGACAATTACGGCGTGTTGTGTCTAACCAAAAATTTGAGGCCTTGAAATTGGCATTGACAGTTTATGAACGACCATCGCAGTTGCAATAGCACCTGAAACATCTCCAGCGCTCTTACGTCTAACAATTCTCCAAGCGGTGTCATTAGTTTTGGCTGCACAGTTGTTAAACATCTGCACCAGTTCTTGTTGGCCCTGGTGTTCGACCCTGGAGTTGACAAATCCATCAAGTAATTCCCCACATGCCTGATAGAAGCGTTGACCAGAGCAATCTTCGACCATAACGCCTGAATTAGAGAGGCGGTCTGCAATTGACTGCGTTGTGTATTTGTCATACATGACTGCACGCGGTTTCCATTGGTCACAAAGCGCTTTAATGTCTGCGGCTATCTTTAAGTCATCTACTGCGACTGAGTTCTCCCATGTCTGCATTAAACCAAACCCTATTTTGCCAGAAGGAAGAATCTGGCCAGCAATAATACTTGCATTGCGTCTTGATGGACTCACGTCAAAGGCAAAGATTGTAATTGGTCCAGGTGACATTACTAAATCACTATTTGATGTTTCTTCAATAACGCCAAGCGGCCAAGGTGATTGTAATGAATCGACCCATTGGCAAAGTGTTTCAGTCCTGGTTGTTTCAACGCTAGATGTTGCGATACTTTCCTCAATTGCTTCTTCTGACACTGTATAACCAAGTGCAGGGT